GGACATCTACAACCGCGTGTCGGTTGTGGCTGGCCAGAGCAACCCATTCCTGAACCCAGACGTGGTCTCGGTTTACAACGTCGCCACCGGCAACAACATCCAGTTCCCGCGCGTCACGGCGCTCGGAACCGCTGGATCAGTTGCTGAGGCTGGCCAGATCACTGAGTCCGACGGGACGCTTTCGGCGCTCTCGCTGACCCCAGTGAAGTACGGCTTGATCCTTCAGGTGACGAACGAACTCGTGAACGATGCGTCGTTCGATCTTTCGGCGATGATCGCTGAGAAGATGGGCTCGGAAGTTGCAGTCAAGCACGGCGCCGTTGCAGGCACCGCTGTCGCGACTGCGGCTGGTTCGTACGCGGTCGCGGGTACGTTTACCCCGACCTATGCGGAACTTGTCGGTCTTCAGTACTCGGTCAAGCAGCAGTACCGCAATGCGGCCAAGGCTGGCTTCTTGACGTCGGACACGAACCTCGGGACGATCCTCGGGATCACCTCGTCGTCGTTGCCGATCTTCCAGCCAGGTGGTCAGGGTGGCGTTGATCGTCTCCTTGGCAAGCCTGTCTACACGACCGGTGGAATCGCCGACTTTGCCTCGAGCGCTCGCGGCATCCTGTTCGGTGACCTCGGTCAGATCACGACCGTCATCGTTGGCGGCGTGAACATCGAGGCTTCCCGCGAGTTCGCGTGGGACTATGACCTCGTCTCGTACAAGTGCACCATTCGTGGGGCAACTGACCTCGTTCAGTCGAGCGCGGTCAAGTTCCTCAAGTGCGCTGCCTAATCGTTAGGCAGTAGCAGTTAGTGGCGGGGGGTCGGGCTTCGGCTCGGCCCCCCGTTCGCTTGGAGTCGTATGAGCTGGATTGGCAAACTTGAGTGGCTGGTGCTGCTCGCTAGAATCAACGCACAGGGGGCTAGGAAGCCCGTAGAGCGGACTTTGATCCGAAGACGGGCGCAGACAGCCACCTTGCCTAGAACGACCGCAGAATGGCGGGAAAGAAGGGAAGACGAGTGAGCCTAGAGTCGAGCGCAGTCACCATCGGGACATCAGCCACCGTGATCGCCACCGGCAAGACGGGAGCCTCGTGGGTCTATCTTCACGCGCCGACAGGCGGCAACACAATCTTTGTCGGACCTTCAACCGTCACGGTTGCGAGTGGGCTGGAGTTACCAAAAGGTGCCGTGACTGAGATCTGGCTCGCCGAAGCGGACACGCTTTACGGTATCGTTGCGACAAGCACGCAGTCACTTATGGTCTTGAAATCAGGAGGTCGCTAAATGTCCTACGCAACACTTGCAGAGTTCAAGTCGGCAATCGGCATCACCGACTCGACTGACGACACGCCGCTTCAGTCCGTCCTTGACGCGACCGACGCCCTCATCGACAACTACACCGACCGCAAGCAGGGCTTTGGAACTGCGACCGAGACTCGCTACTACAACGCCGACAACTACCAGTACGTCCTTGTAGATGACCTTGTCAGCGTCACGACGCTTACTACGGACGACAACGCAGACGGCACCTATCCGACGACGTGGGTCGCTGGCACGGACTACAACCTCGCGCCGGGGAACGCAGCGCTTGATGGTTGGCCGTACACCGAACTCGATGTGTCCGTCACCTACCCAAAGAACTTCCCAAAGGGCGTCTATCGCGGCGTCAAGGTGACTGGCGTCTTCGGATGGCCCACTGTCCCGAACGCTGTGAAGCAGGCTGCAATCATTCAGGCAAGCGCCGTGTGGAGCAGCCGCACCTCGCCATTCGGCATCATCGGTAGCGCTGACCTCGGCGGCATCCTTCGCCAGACGCGCGCCCTACACCCAGAGGCGCAGGTGTTGCTTGAGGCATACCGTCGCCGTGAAGGTTTGGCTCGGTGAACGATCGCACCATCCTCGCTGGGCTTGCTGCCCATCTGACGGCGGCAACGCCACCGACTGGCTACGCGCTCCGCACCGTTCACACCTACCCGCCAGACAACCTCGCCGTCGTCCCAGCAGTGGTACTGATCCCCGGCGACGACTCGATCAGCTACGGCGCCGCGGCCCGCACGGTGACGCTCACCATCAACGCCACGGTCTACATTCAGCCGCAGGCTGACCTCGGTCGCAAGTACACTGACCTGATGGCGTGGCGCTCGTGGCTGCGAGACAGCCTGATTGACGGCGTGACGCTTGACAACACCGACACGGTCGCTCAGGCGAGTGTCGTTAGCACGACGATGGGGACTGACACCTGGGCAGATCAGGACTACCTCACGATTAGTGCCACGATTGAAGTGTCCGTCGTAGAAGCCTACAACGCAACAGCGTAGAATCAACCAGCGCGTAGCGCCCCAACTGAAGTAAGGAGTCACAAATGCCAGCAGCATCCGCAGGGAACATCCTATTCAGCAAGCTGGTCGCCTTCAAGGAAGCGACCGCAGGCACGATCCCAACGCTGACCTCGGGTGGCCGCAAGTTGCTCGTGACCCCAACGGGCGCGATCACCACCGGAACGACGATTGAACTTGGCGCAGACCGCAGCGTTGCGCTCCGCAATCCGATGATTTCCACGACTGGCGTCGTCGTGTCCGTCGAGCCGACGGTGTCTGCGACCGTTCCTGCGATCTCGGTCGGCGAACTGCCGATCTGGTTGTCAATGACCAAGACCGTCTCGGCGACCGGTACAGCGACTCCGTACCTTTGGGACTACGACTATTCGATGACCACGAGCAACAGCCCGACCTCGTACACGCTCGTTGCCACCGATGGCCAGCAGCAGTACGCGCTCAACTACTCGCTCGCCGAGAGCATCACGCTTGCCGCTGATCGCAGCGGACTGACGAGCCTAAGCGCCAACCTCTTCAGCCAGAGCATCGCCAAGAACTCGGCGACTCTTGCCGACGGCGTGCCGTCCTCGCCGTTTATGGCGGGGCGACTCTGGACCGCGTATCAGAGCGGCACAGTCTTCCCCGGTACGGCTTCAGGCACAGCCCTGACCTATCTCCTCGACTTCAGCCTGGACTTCAACGCTGGCATCACCAAGCAGGCGTACCTCGCAGGCACGACGACGTTCAGCACGCACGCTGAGAGCGCACCGTTTACTGGCACGCTGACGATGACGGTCTCTTCAACTTCCTCAGCGGTCAGCACCTGGTACGACGCGTACCAGGCAGCCACGCCAGTCGGCGTGCGCTTGAACTGGACGAACGGAACCCAGAGCGTGAACGTGATGACGATGATCGTTCCGACCGAAGTGCAGCCGATGGCTGGCGCAGAGGACGGCCTGACGACGTACAGCGTCACTGGCACCCTGGTCTATGATCCAACCTCTGCGAAGAGCCTTCGCATCATCGTTGGGAGCGACCTCGCAACGCTTCCGTGATTCACGAATAGGAGGGGAAGATGGCACAGTCAAAGCCTGTCTCACGCACGGTTGAAGTAGATCTCGCAGCCCCCTACGAGGGGTGGAAGGCGACGATGAAGGCAGACGGCATTACTGCCCGCGTCTTCATCAAGCTGCAAAGCAACGATGTCGGCGAGCAGATGTCAGCGATGGCGTCGCTCGTCGTAGCTCATAACTTCCTTGACTCGGCTGGTGAGCCGGTGGAGTCGGTGCTTGATGCGCCGATCGACGCGCTCACGGCAGCGATCGCCAAGTGGAGCGATGCGGTAGCAGCACTCCCCCCTCGGTAAGGCTCGACGCCCAGCGGCTGGCGGCGGGTCGTGCCATCGCGCCGCACCCGCTCATCGCAGCGCACATCATCGGCAAAGAGTTCGGCATCCCACCGCACGAGGTGATGGAATGGGACGCTGGAGACTTCCTGCGTACAATGACCCTGATCTCAGACCTAACGCCGAAAGGGAAGTGACGTGGCAGACGCTCCCATCAAGTTCAAGATCACCATTGACGAATCATTCCGCGCTGCTCAACTCGGATTCCTAAAGGGCAGCAACCCAAGCGCCTACAAGCGCCTGATGACGTTCGCCACCGTCAATGCCGGGCGTACTTATACAAAGCCGATGAAGGCAGCAGCTCCGCGCGGTAAGACTGGCAACCTCGTCCGCGGCGTAAAGGTCAAGAGCGGGCGATACCAGCGCCCCAGCGCCGTCGTCGGGCCACTGCTTGGCGGAGCACGCAAGCCGTACTACCGCTGGTTCGTGACTCAGGGTCGCAGTGGATCACGGACGACCAAACTCGGAGTGGTCGCCGTGAAGCCGGTAGCGGCTCGTCCATTCGTCTCGCAGGTCGCAGAGAACGCTACAAACGAGCAGCGAGCGATCGACGCGTACTATAAAACTGTCGAGGCGTTCTACAATGACAACATCTTCAAGGGCCGCATCCTAAAGTTTAGAAGGGGTAAGCGCTGATGGCTTCACAAGCTGGTTACGCGACATTCACGATCGCCGCTAAAGACGCCGCTTCTGGCGTGATGGGCAAGATCGGCAATTCAATGGGCAAGTTGAAGTCCATCGCGGGAACCGCGTTCAAGACTCTTGCTGCGGGGGCGCTTGCTGCTGCCGCCGCAATCGGTGCGCTTGCGGTCACCGCGATCAAGTCCGCGATTGAAGACGAGGCATCAACAAGCCGCCTGAACGCAGCGCTCAAAGCGCGCGGGCTAGCAGTCAAAGCGTTGACCCCCGCGATCAACGCACAAATCGCTGCCGGGCAGAAACTCGGTTTTACAGACGATGAGACTCGCGCAAGCCTTGAAGCCGCAACGCGCTTCACGAAAGACTTCACTAAGGCACAACAGATTTCCAAGGTTGCTCAAGACGTAGCACGCGCCACAGGCGTTGACCTTGCCACGGCAACAGTAAACGTGGGAAAGGCGTATGCCGGAGCGGGAGGTCGACTCCTGAAGACCCTCGGAATCACCGACAAGGGAATCAAGGGTCAGGCTGCGCTTGATGCGATCTTCGGAAAGGTGCAGGGGTCTGCAGACGCATACGCCCAGACCGTAGGCGGAAAGTTCGGAATCGCCCAGGATCGAATGAACGAACAGATTGAGGCGTTGGGATACCGACTTTTGCCAGCCGTCAGCGGCGCAATGGACTTCATTGCGACAAGCGTATTGCCAATCACTGACGCAGCATTCCAAGCAATCGGCGACGCGATTACATCAGTCGGTGATGAGATCAGCAAACCAGGCGGAATGCTTGAGTCAGTCGGAGCAGTTGCCGGAGAGTTTCTCAATAGTATGAAGCCAGGAGTTGAGGCAGTTGCCTCTGCGCTTGGGCCATTCATTCAAGCGGTTCTCAACCTCGCTGGCGCGCTCTGGGGTGACGGTAAGGGTCCTCTCGCAGTTGCGGTCACGTTCATCGGAGAGGCGTTGAACAATCTGATGCTGATCATCAAGCCAGTCTTAGACATTCTGACTGCGATCATCAACGCCATCAACGGCGTCATCACGGGTGCAGCCAAGCTTGGAGATAATCCAGCAAATAATCAAGGTTTCCAGTTTTCTGGCGGAGCGGCTCCGAGCGCTGGTGGCGGGTTCACATACGGGGGAACTGGCACCGGCGGTGGAATCACAATCAAGAACAACATCAGTTTTGGGAAGGACGCTGTTTCATTCGTTGACACAAGTCTCGGACGAACCGTTTCTAGGGGCTCCACCCGGACGGCTCCCTAATGCCTACGCTTGCCCCATTTCAGCTCTGGATCGACGGGCCGTCAATCTCGACTGCTGTCCGCGTGGCAAGCACGGTCACGATCACGACGCAGTCCAGCCACGGGATCTCAACTGGAGCCTACGTTGAGGTGGGCGGGTTCAGCGGAACGGCTGGGACCACGATGAACGGCGTCTACCAGGCGACCGTCACCTCAGGAACAGCCTTCACTTACACGGCTGCTGGCAGCGCTGGGACTGCGGTCACGGCGGCAAGCCTGACCACCGAGTACTTCGCCTATGACTTGCTGAATCCGCTGGTGAACTATTCAGGAACGGCCCGTGATACGGCGTTGTACGTTCCGATTGACTCGCTTTCGTGCAGCTCTTCTGGTGACGGTGAAGCAGCCTCAATCCAGTTCACGGTCATTCAGGACGACACTCCGAGCAGCACACCGTGGTGGCGCACAGTTCCAGACAACACAAGGATCAGGCTCGTCAAGCAGACGACCGGCTCTGCAGTGCTCGCTGGGCAGACAACCTTTCGTGGCTTTTTGCAATCCATTGGAGCCAAGATGACTGGCTCTGGGCAAGGGACAATCGCAGACATCTCAGGCGACGACGTGAACTCGCTGCTTGATCGAGTAGTTGTCTACGGGGACATTCGCTAATGGCAATCGGGATTCAGATCGCAACACTTGACCGCAAAGTCGACGGCGAGATCAACGTCACCTGCTACGACGGACACGGGTTCTTTGTCGGTGACAAGGTGCGGTTCTTCAACGTGATGGGCGGCGGCACTTATCCGTTTATGGCAAATAACCCGTATACGGTGACGCAAATCGGCACCGTGATTATGAACGGCACGGACGTAGCAAAGCCGTCGATGTCGTTCAAGGTTATGCAAACTGGAGCAACAGAAGTTGCGACGATGACTGGGACTGCATCCATCTCTGCTGGGACTCCATACGGCAACAGCAATCAGTACTACTTGATCACGACATCTACGCCACACGGCTTCTCGACGCAGCCATCGTTGAAGGTGAAAGGCGTAACCAGCTCAGCGCTCTCGTCCACGCAACTAGACTTCATCAACGGCGGGTTTGGCGTGGATAACGTGCAGATCGTCAACTCAACACAGTTGATCTTGCGGATTGCCCGATCGCTGACGGGAAACCCGGCAATCACGTGGACGACTGGCAGGATTGAAACGTGGCCTACTGGAATGACTGTTGCCCTTGACGATGGCATTCGAGACTGGAGAACCATCGGCTATGGGCTGTCAATCACGCCGTACAATAGTAAGATCAAAAGCAAAACGGAGGAGCAAATCGTTGGTGCGCTAATCAACCTTGTCCAAAACTCAAAGGGCATTGACTATCCATTCCTGCGCTTGTTCAATCCAATGGACGTCAGCCAGATTGGAAAAGCGCGCCAAAAGTTTTACAAAGGGAAGATCGTCACTCAGGCGCAAACGCTTCGTTCTGCGCTTGACCTTGTGATCGAGTCATTCCAGCAGACAGATCTCAAGCAGCGCCGGTACTACATCAACCAAGACGGCCAGATCGTCTATGAGATCAAGGATGACGCGCAGCCGGCTACAGCAACTGCGCCATACAAGATCGTGACGAATAGCGCTGGTACACCGAACACCAGTTCAGATGCCGCGTCAGTTGCCCCCTATTCGCTTGAAGTATCTCTTGACCACGACGGTACCAAGCGCGCCTTGTTCCGCACCTCTACGACACTGTCAGGGCCAATCAGTGACCTCATCAAGTTTGACAGCCCAGATGCGATGGGTACTGCCTATACGCGCATCGGATCCCCATACTTTGATGAAATCGTTGACTACCCAAATGGAACTGGCAGCAGCCTGACAGCAAGGCAACAGGCAGCGAACTCGTTCTTTCTCGAACGCAGCGCACCGGTGCCGAGCATCACATTCTCACTGCGTGGGGCTGGGACAGCCTCCTGGAACAACCTCGGATTTGTCTCTGGCTACGCACAAGTCACGCCGCTCACATCTGCAACAACCGACATCGGCTACTACTGGAGTGTTGATGGCATCGTTGCAAGTAATGGGACGGTTACCGTGCGGACCTGGCCGTTGTCAAACGGAGCAATCCCCGGAATGGCTATTGTGGTTAGGGGAATCCCGACGCCTGGATTCTCAGGAACTTTTACAGTGGCTGGCACGACGGCAGATGCCGGGTTCTTTCCTTACTCGTTCACCTATCTGTCACCTACCGCTGCAAGTCAAGTCGCCAACCGCAATGGGAACGACGACGTATCGGTCACGGTGTATGGACTTTTCGCAAGAACTGGCACCGCGCCGAATCAAATCGTTACGGTCACCTTGCCAACACAACATAAACTTGCCACTGGAGCAGTCGTGACCGTAAGTGGACTGACTGGCGCTGCTGGCACCTCGATGAACGGCTCCGGAACAGCTACGGTCGTTGACGCTTACTCGTTCACTTATCCATCAACTGGTGCAAACGGCACTGCAACTGGCGTTGGAACTATCTCTGCTATCAGCCTTGTGCCGCGCTGGTCTCCTGGCCAGTGGGTTGACATCAGTGCAGCAGAACTTGGTCTGACTGGGTTGTATCGAGTAGAGGCCGTAGACTGGGGATTCGAGCCTGGGTCGTTTATGCAGAGAGTAAATGTTACCTGCAACCGGCGTCCGTCTAAGACGATCACGAAGTTGATGAGAAAGCAGCTGGGATAATGCCACGACAGTTTGGTGGATCTCGTTCTTCCTACGACGCAGTCCTTACTTCGCCTACAGATTCAACTGGTATTCCGCTGCTCAGCACGAGCAATGAGTTCGGCGCGAGTCCAATGGGAGTGGCGTTGCTTCAGCAGGTTCGACTTGGCTTGCCGAACGCAACTTTCAATCTTCTCCCCCCAGATCCGTCACAGCCAATCGTTGAGCCAGAGAACCAGCTGCCGTACTGGCAGATTCAGACGACGGACAACATCACCGCAACACCCCTTTACGACACGACGGCGCAGACGTGGGGGATCTACATCAACCCAGGCACCGCGCCGAGCGGGGACTACATCACCTTGAAGACTCGCTCGTGGGTATCAACCGACGACAACTTTGCACTGCGCCAGAAGGCAAGCCTGATCCTGTCAAAGGTCGGCACCTACGCTGGCACGACGCAGTGGAATACCACCCTGACTGCCGTCTACTACGCGACAGACAACACCGCGCTTTCAACAGCGGTAATCGGGACGGTCTACGACAACACGACGTGGACAAGCATCGCTGGAACAACGACCACCGGCGGCTCGGCTATTTCCACATCCGCCGCCTGGGCTGAGTTCACGATCAAACTGACGGCCACTGCAAACATCACGAGCAGCACTGGCGTTACGCTGAAGTCCTTGATCCTTGCATCCAGCAGTCCCCTCACCTCGAGTTTTGTAGTCACAGACACCTACACGGCATCAGGAACGTGGACTCGACCGACCGGCGTGACAACGCTTACGGCAGTTGTTGCGGTTGGTGGTGGCGGTGGCGGTGCAGGAGGTCAAGTTCGCGCCCTTGATAAAGTTGCGCTTGGTGCAGGGACGTCGTTTGGTGGTGCAAGTGGCGGATCGTCTTCTTGGGCGCTGATCCAGAACCTCTACGTTGGGGACGTCTCGTCTGTCAGCGTTGGTATTGGGACTGCCGGCGCTGGCGGGACTGCCAATGCCTTCTCAAAAGCTGCGACGGGAACGGCGCGCGCGGGTAACTCTGGTGCGAACCCTAACCTCGGTGGATCGGGTGGCGCTGGTGGCGCTTCTACCTTCGGCGCGTATCTCAGCGTCCCTGGCGGCGGTGGCGCAGTGCCTTCATACTTGGGAGCAGGAGCAGGCGGGACGGCAGCAGGAACGTCAACGACGACGGTGCTTGGCGCAACGACGCTTGTATCAGTTGCTGGAACAGGGACGCCATCAAACGGAAATAACTCAACTGCGTCCGCGTATTCCTATCTGCCGTTCTGGTCGCAGACATTCGTTGCTGGATCGGCTGGAGTTGCGGGAACAGGATCTGGTGGATCAAGCGGATCAAACGGTGCTGGTGGCGCTGGCGGGACTGCTGGGATTATTGGATCAGGTGGCGGCGGTGCCAGAGCCGTATTCGATGGAGTGGCGACAATGACCGCCGGCGCTGCTGGCTTAGGTGGATCAGGTGGCGCTGGCGGCGGTGGTGGTGGAGAAGGACGCTACGGAACGGGAACAGTCACGCTTGCTGGAACAGCCGGGAACGGCGGCTTGTCCGCATTGAACAGTGGGGCTGGCGGTGCTGGCGGCGGAGCAGCAATCTTTGTCGTTGACACATCTGCAAACTACGTCGCCTCCACCATTACGGCGCGATCAGGTGCAGGGGCTGATGGCGGCGCTGGAATCGTGCTGGTGGTTTATGTCAGTTAGTGGCTACGCCTTCGTCAACGCTGAGATGGTCGTCGTGAACGCAATCGGCGGGGAACTCAGCGAGAAGCAACTTGATCAGTTCGCGCACGACTACGCAATCTTGTTCGGCGCTGAGTTCAGCGTGCCAGTGTTTGATGGACAGACCGTGTGGGTGGGTGGGCGCTACAATCCAGACACAGGCGAGTTCTCGCCACCAGACCCGCAGCCTGGACCGCTGCCAGTGGAGATCCTGACCGATGACGCGATCTGACAGCACCGAGATTCTGGCGCGCCTCACCAAGATTGAGGCTGACCTCGGAGAGATCAAACTGGAACTGGCTGAGACACGCGGCGCCTATCGACTTGCCAAGTTCGTAATCGCCTTGCTCGGCATCTCTGGGCTTGGCGGCGTGACAGCGTGGATCGCCGGACAGGGCAAGTGACCTACCCAGTCCGCTCGCAGCTAGGGTTGTGGGAGCGCGTAGGAGTCAAGGCGCTTGACGACTGCGGTCCTGCCTCGGTCGCAATGGCTGCCACCTGGCTCGGCAAGGACACCTCAACTAAGCAAGGCTGGGACGCCTGCAAGGCAGGCGGGCGTGTGGACACGCCAGACAAGGCCGAGGGCACCAGCGCGAAGCAGGTGCAGGATGCGTTGCACATCCTCGGACTCGATGCAAAGATCGTCTATCGCTGGGCGCCGTCATCGCTGAGTGCCAAGGCTGGCGGGGTGCTGATCCTCAACATCCAGGCGTCGCAGGCGGTCATCCCTGACCACCTCCGCTCAGGCTGGCAGAAGAAGGACTGGGCGAAGCGCCCCGGCAACACTTACGGCCATTGGGTCACCCTTGCCCACGACGGCACCGACTGGCTCTATGCCTGCCCTACAATGGTCGAGGGGCGACCAGCGATGCGCGTCACCCCGGAGGAAGTGCAGGCGCTGCGTGACTCCAAGGAGAAGGCGGGCTTTCCGCCTCCTCCTGCAATGATTCTCGTCAAGAAGAAGTAGGAGGTTCCCGTGACCGTTGATCCGTTCGTCAGTGATCTCATCAACACCCTGATCGTCGCCCTCGTGCCCGTGGGCATCGGTGCGCTGGGCTTCCTTGCCCGCGCCCTGATTGAATACCTGAAGGCGCGGATGGGTGCCGAGCAGTACCGCATCATCGAGATGGTCGCCGCGACCACCGTTGCAAGCCTTGAGCAGTCCCTGAAGGGGAAGGCTGGTCAGGAGAAGAAGGACGCGGCTCTTGCCTTGGTGCGAGCTGAGTGCCTGAAGCGCGGGATCAAGCTTGACGAGTCTGCGATCGAGTCTGCGATTGAGGCTGCGGTTTACCGAACTCGCCTCACTATCTAGACACGCGGGAAGTTATCCACTAACCTCTCGCGAGAGGGTCGTTGCCCGACCCCGAACGGGAGGAACTGTGCGTGGATCTATCGGAGTTCGCGGCGCATAAGCGCGCCAAGGGGCCTCGCTGCACCTTGCAGAAGCCGGGGCTGAAAGCGCCTGAGATGGAGAAGCTAGAAGCGGCACTCGCCGCACCCTCAATCACCAGCGTGGCTATCGCTCGCTGGCTGGAGGATCACGGGGTTGAGTTGACGGCGTATGTCGTCCAGCGTCATCGACGTGGCGACTGCCGTTGTGGGAGGGCTGCAAAGTGACGGACTTGAGCGAGTTCACACAGGCTGACGAGTTAGCAGAACTGAAGGCTGCCCACGGGCGTGCGCTTCGGGCGCTCGCCAAGCGTGAGCAGGCGACCTCGGAACTGGTCACGGCGGTCTACCAGGCGGCGGGCGACGCGGCGCGTGCGATGGCGATCCCACCCGTGACGGCGCCGAAGAAGGACAAGCGCAAGCAGAATCCAGAGGCGGCGATCCTGCTCCTGTCGGACTGGCAGTGGGGGAAGATCACGCCGACGTACAACTCTGAGGTGGCGGCGAAGCGCGTCGCTCTCCTGTCGGAGAAGGTCAAGACGCTGGTTGAGATCCAGCGGGCTGAGCACCCAGTTCGTGAGCTGCACATTCACCTGCTGGGAGATCTCGTAGAGGGCGAGGACATCTTCCCCGGTCAGGCGCACCTGATCGACTCTGGGCTGTACTCGCAGATGTTCGGAGCCGCCGAGGCGCTGGCGAAGTTAGTACGCGAGATGCTTGGCTACTTTGAGAAGGTCAAGGTGGTCGGCGTGATCGGCAATCACGGTCGCATCGGGCGACGTGGCGTGAGTCGGCCAGAGACCAACGCCGACGCGATGATGTATCGCATCGCGCGTATGGCGGTCGGGGACGAGAAGCGGCTGGAGTGGCCAGAGACCTTCACGCAGGGTGAGCGTCACTGGTATGCAGTCGACAACATCCTCGGCAAGCGCTGGTTCCTATTCCACGGCGACCAGGTGGGCGGCGGCTTTGCTGGGTTCCCGTGGTACGGCTTCGGCAAGAAGTTGTCGGGCTGGAGGGCGTCGGTCGCTGAGTTTGACTACTCGGTCGGCGCGCACTTCCACACCCCGACGCGGATGTACCTGAACGGACTGACGCACTGGAACGGTGGCTCCATCGAGTCCACCAACACCTATGCGATGGAGCAGCTCGCAAGCGCCGGGGAGCCGTGCCAGTGGCTCCTGTTCCAGCACTCCGAAGGTGTCACGGCGGAGTACCTCGTCAGGCTCAAGTGACCTCCAAGACGGTCTGGCACCCCCGCCAGCGGGAGCCGCAGGGCGCGTGCTCTGCGTGCCTCCGCTGGGGGCGGGTCTGGCGCTACCACGAGCACACATTGGCGCAGGATGGCGGATACACTCTGCTCGTGAGTTCAGCCCTGTGCGGCGACTGCATTGCAGTCGTGATCGAACGGGTAGAGGACAACGCCTAGGACCCTCCTCGTGGGGGTCTCCCCCCCTTCGGCCCCTCCCCGGAGGGGGGCGCCCAGCAGCCCCTGAAAAGAACGCTTGACAGGCGTTCTGGAACGGGCGTATGCTCTTCCTGTCGTGAGGAACTGAGGCAGACGCCACAGCCGACACAGGAGGAACAGATGGCACGAAAGAGTGACGCCAAGCGCTGTAAGTGGATCGCTAATGCAGATGGCACGCACACTTTGAAAATGTCGTGGGCTGGGCAGGAAGGCGAGATTACACGTCAGTTTGCAGATTATCGAGCGTGTATGAAGATGCAGGACTTGTTCACCTACTTCGGCATTGAGTCCGTAAAGGCTGGAAAGCCAGTGCAGGCTGACATTGACCTGATGGCTTCTCGTAAGGCTGCGCGACAGGCGGCACGCTGATGACCACCAAGCAGTTGGCTCAGGAGATCGTCGGGATGGTGACGTTTACCGCGATCATCGTCAGCATCTTCGTGATGTGGGCGGTGTGGTCGTGAGAATCAGCCACGAGGTCTGGACGGTCGGTGACCGCGACTCAAGCGACAAGCCGTCGCTGGTCTTCACCCTTGGCGTGATTCAGCCACAGCGTCGTAGCGCCCCGCGCGTTGAGCCGCTGATGAGTTGGACTGCCGTCGGTGATGCGATCGTCTCCGGGCTTGATGTGAACAAGATGTTGAAGCAGATGGAGGGACAACGCAATGCGACTCAACCGAAGTTCTGACCCGAAGACGTACCGACGCATCAGTACCGCGTGGGAGCGTGCGCTGATCGAGCAGCACGAGGAGGAGCGCTTCCGCTGGACGATGGTCTCGCTCGGCGCGTTCATCCTCGCGTTGATTATCTGGCGCGTCGCGCTCTGATGCCGACCTACGAGTATCGCTGCGGCGACTGCGGTGCGCGAGAGGAGCACACGCACTCGATCACGCAGTCGTATGTACCGCGCTGCCAGAAGTGTGGCCGCTGGATGCGGATGCTGTTCACGGCACCGGCCGTGATCTACACCGGCAAGGGCTTTGCCAAGAAGGACAGGAGGGGGAAGTGAGCAAGAGGTTTGAGTTCATCGCTGCCAAGCAGCGCAGCGCCAAGTGGTTCGACTTGCGGATGGAAGGCATTACCGCGACCGACGCTGTCGTCATCGCGGGGCTGTCGCCCTACAAGACGCCGTACCAACTCTGGGCTGAGAAGTTGGGCAAGGTCGAGGAGCAGGCGGTCGGAGCGGCTGCCTATCGCGGCGTCATCCTTGAGGATGCCGTCGCCACTTACTACGAGTCCGAGACGGGAAGCAAACTAAAGAAGTCGAATGGCGTCGTCAGGGTCAAGGAGATTCCTTGGGCAATGGCATCGCTTGATCGCACCATCGTCGGTCAGCCGGGGCTGGTGGAAATCAAGACCTCGGCATCGCGTCGCTGGTCCCTGTATCCCGTTCCGCCAGAGGTGGAGGCGCAGGTCCAGTGGCAGATGTTCGTCACGGGCGCTCCGTGGGTTGATGTGGTAGCCCTGCTGGGCGGCCTCGTCTTCCGCATCGAGCGGATCAAGGAGAACATCCAGCTGCAGACGGAACTCTGCCAGAAGGCGATCCAGTTCCGCGAGGCGCTCGCGGCTGGAACGCCACCGGCGATGGTGGGCATTGACTCGGAGACCTTCGCGCAGGTCGTGCCACAAGGGTCCGAGGAGTGGGTGCCTGCTGACGACGAGGCCGAGCGGATCGCTCGGACGTACGAGGAACTGCGACTTGAGGGCAAGGTCATTGACGAGCAGTTGCTTGAGATGGCGATGATCCTCAAGGAGAAGATTGCTGAGAAGGCAGGGATCGCAGGTGCTGACTGGGTTGCCACCTGGAAGCAGAACAAGGTCTCAGCAAAGACCGACTGGAAGGCAGTCGCGGCGGTACTCAAGGGCGTTGCCCCTGAGACCTACGACGTAGCACTCGCGCAGTTCACTCTGGAGACTCCTGGGGCGCGGGTGTTCCGATTCAAGCGAGAGGGGGAGAACGAATGAGCAAGGACATCGCACAGGCGCTTGCAGCGCCATTCGATCCGAAGGATCTGAAGCAGCGACCGGGGCGAGCGGGACTCGTCTTCACCTACGCCGACGCGCGTGCAGTCGCTCAGCGGCTGGACGATGTGCTAGGCGTGACTGGCTGGCAGTTTGAGGTGGCCGTCGCTGACGTGTCGCGCTCGGTGGTCAAGGGCAGTCTCACCATCGTGGTCGAGGGGAAGACCGTGATCCACGAGGACTTCGGCTATCCGAACTCAACCTCGGATGACGAGCCGCTCAAGTCAGCAGCTTCGGATGCGCTCCGACGTTGCGCCGCTCAGGTCGGGGTGGGCAGGAGCCTCTACAGCCCCGACCAAAGTGCTGGGAGCACTAGGACAGCCCCTACGGGTGGAACGAGCCTCTCCGTGGCTCCTAGAGCCCTCTCCGATGATTCTGAGGTACTGGCGGCGGCGATGGCCTTCGCTCAGTCCCCAGAGGCTGGCAACGGGAACTGCCCGACGCACGGCGTGCCGTTCATCCTGCGACCCGGCGGGGTCAGCAAGGGGACTGGCAAGCCATACGGCGAGTTCTGGGCTTGCCCGACGAAGGACAACGCAGGGTTCTGCAAGCAGAAGCCAGCAGGCAAGCCTGCAGCGGCAGCGCCGAAGCGCGTGCCGACTGATGACCTGAGCGAGTTGCCGTTCTAACGGCAGGAGGAGGGAACAATGGCTCAACAGTTTCTGAAGTTAGTTCCAGGCTGGGATGAGGACGACAAGATCGCGCAGCTGCCTGATCTCGCCCAACTCGTCTGGATCAAGACGCTCAGCCGCGCCAAGCGGCAGCGACCGGGGGGGACGTTCGGCTCGGTCGAGCACCTCAAGGCGCTGCTGCCTGACCGACTGCACAAGCACATCAAGGTGTTGGTCTCGGCGGGGCTTCTGATCGAGGAGCAGGGCCGACTTGTAGTTGCGAACTGGTCTCGGTACCAGGTGGACCCCACGGCTCCCGAGCGGAAAGCACGCTGGAATGAGAACCGCGGAACGCAGAACGACCGTTCTGAGAACGGCAAAGAACGGTTAGAGACTAAGAGACAAAGAGACATAGAGACTAAGAGACTTATAAAAGAAGTAAGTACGCGCGCGAGGACTGGTGAACTGACCAACGCCTTTGAGATCATCACGGGGAGGAAGGGATGACTGAACAGCAGCTCTTTCACTTCCTTGAGGAGAAGTTTGCAGGACTGGAACGAGCTGAAGATCCGTTCAGTACCTGGGACTGCACGTTCAGCGTAGAGACGCCGCTCACCACGGTGAACTACTACGCCGAGCTGAAGTGCAGGGATACGCACTACGCCGACCTGCTGATCGAGGAGGACAAGTATCGGCGGCTGATGATGGCGGCCTCGTCCACGGGGCGGCGCCCGGTCTACATCTGCTCCACGCCCGAGGGCATCTGGGGCTGGGATCTGCTCAAGGTCAGGATGCCGAGCTGGGAGGCGCGGCTGATGCCTGCAACGACCGAGTTCGAGGACACCGAGAAGGTGCTGAAGGTGGTCGGATTCCTGCTGGTCGCTCAGGGAAGGAGGCTGATGTGAAGCGCAACCTTGCGTTCATCGGACCACAGGGGTCTGGCAAGTCAACGATCTCGCACCTGCTGTGCGAGTTCCAGGGGTACACGCGGATGGCAATCGCTGATCCGATCAAGGAGATCGCCAACGCCGCGTATCCGGGGCTGGCGAAGGAGGAGGCGTTCAGGGTTCGCACGCTTGATGGCGCGAAGCAGGTCAGTGGCCGCGAGCTGCTGCAAGACATCGGCGCCAAGATGCGTGAGATCGACCTGGACTTCTGGTTGCGGCAGTTCCGCAGGCGCTACCTCGATGCGACGCGAGCCGGGCGGCTCATCGTGATTGACGACGTGCGCCTCAGTCACGAGGTGGAGTACCTACAGCAGATTGACCCGCTGCTCTCGGTGGTCAGGATTCACGCGCACGCCACGAGGCGAGCAGAGCGGATCGGCAAGGTGATCGGGGCTGACGACATCACGGAGACAGGGTGGAACCTGGCGCCGTTTGACTTCAGCCTTGACACGACCGACCTCTCGTCCGAAGATGCGGCCCAGCGCTTGGTGCGCTGGATGGAGGAGGCACGATGAACGACGACTTCGCAACGATGCAGGTGCTAGCTGATCTCGCTGGCTGGCACTTTGACGCGCTCCTGAAGGGCGCCGGGTGCTACATCCTCGTGCTCGTAGACACGACGGGTTACGAGATGCAGTTCAAGGGTGACACGCCAGAGGAGGCCGTGCGCGTGACCTGCGAGCGCCTCAGCAGCATCGTTGAGACGGTGCGCGGATGACCTTTGTGGGGATCGGGGTCGGCATCCTGCTGATGCACGTCTTCTTTGCCCTGCTCGTGCTGGGCAGCCTGAGAGAGGCCGTTCGGCGCGGCTCGGCTGTGGCTGGTACCGTCTACCTCGTTGTGGCGGTGGCTACCATCGCTTGGATCTGGAAGGCGGCTGAGTGGCTGCGGTAAAGGCTCCGAAAGCGGACGGCAAGAAGTTGGCGACGCGCTGGGTTGGCGCCAACTGTCACACCTGTGGCGCGATCATCGCCGAGCACAAGCAGGCGTGGCGCGTCAAGTGGATTGAGTTTGCGCCGAAGCGCCGCACCGTGATGGTCTGGACCCATCGCACCTGTCACGGCGCTAAGTGAGAATCGAGCGACCGGCTCCATTCCTCGATGACGGGGTGGTGCTGGTGCAAGAGGACGGCAAGTGCTGGGTGGAAGATCCGCGCTTCGCAGCTCGACCTTGGGCAACCCTCTGGATCGGCTTCGCTGACGACTTGCCACCCGCTGGCTGGTTCTGGCTCTACAACGGCGTGGGCAATCGCAAGACGATCGCCGACCTCGTAAAGCACGACCTGCTGGAGATTGACCCGCAGGCACGGATGCTCTCCGACGGCTTCAAGAACTTCCTTGCGCGAGTGAAGTGATGGGCGCCTTCAAGGACCTCGACCTCACCGCAACGCGCAGCAAGCGCGGCAAGAACGCGCGCAACCGGGGCAACTCGTTTGAGCGCGAGATTGCTGCTCGCCTGAACGGCACGCGCATCGGCTGGGCTGGCGGCCCTACTGACGTGTCGACTGGCGTCTACGACATCCAGTGCAAGGTGGGCGGCTCGTTCCCGGAGCGGATCTGGGGCTGGCTCAATCGCATCCCGTTCCGTCACGACAAGCTGCGCGCCGTCGTCATCGGCGACAGCCCCGGACCTGGTACCAAGCGCCGCGTGCTGGTGGTCTTTGATCTCGGTGAGTTTGCTGACTTCTTCGGTGAACCAGAGGCGCCTGAGTGATCGCGCTACTGCTCGCCCTCCTGCTGGCGCTGACTCCACACGGGGTGCCGAGGCGAGGCGTTGCCTCGTGGTACGACGCCACGAAGAACAACGCTTGGTACACGCGGGACGGCACGCGCTACTACGGCGCAGTCGGATCGTTCCGCTGGGGCAAGAAGCCATACCTCGCGCTAGTCTGCAGACAAGACGACCCGCACACTTGCGTCGTTGTCAAGATCGCCGACTACTGCGGGCGATGCGCTGCCGACCTCAAGAAGCCGTGGTCATCAAGCAGTCGGGCGATCGATCTCAGCCCCCAAGCGTTCGTCAAACTGGAGGGCTTGCATCGCGGGCTGATAGGAGTCACAATCACCGAACTGCTCAGCGGCCCTCGCTGAGAGCGGAGGGGGTAATGAATGGTCAAGGTTCGCTCTATCAGCGGCGACTGGCTGCGCCTGACAGCCAAGGCAAACTATCCAGGCATCAGACCACGAGGACAAGTCGAGTCTCTCGCTGAGGCACTAGGAATCTCACGGCGTAGCTGCTACGCCTACATCGCTGAGGAGCGTCGAGTGCCTGAGGCGGTGGAGGCGAAGTTCATCACGCTGTTCGGCACGCCACTGCCCGAGGGCTGGCGCGACATCGACTTGTACTGGAAGCGCGGGAAGAGCCGTGTCGTCGGGACTGGCCCAGCCATCAAGCCTGCTCGAAAGCCTGGCAGAGACGCCACGCAGATGGCAGCGTTCCGCGAGAACTGGCGACTGAACGCGCAGACGCAGGCGCGGACGTTCTCGCAGGTGGCGCTCAACCATCGCCTCGGTGACTTCAAGAACTCTCCTGTGACATACGGCGAGATTGCCCAGTCGCAGTACTCGCTCGACCTAGAAGAGGCTCTTAGGCAGTTTGGCGACCGATTCTACGAGCTGACCGACCCCGAGGACTGGGTGGTGACCTGCCTCAACTGCGGCCTCGTCGGCAGCGTGGACGACAAGGTGCAGGAGATCAACGGCCTTGTGTTCAAGGTCACTTGCGGCACCGGGTCCTATCGAGTAGGCGCGTGAGCGACTTCAGGGATCGCTTCGCTTCAGTGCTTGGCGAAAGCCATCGGTGGAACTCCTTCAATCTCATCAACGATCGGATGGCAGCATTGGCACGGCCTGTCCGAATCGTAGAGACGGGCTGCGCCCGGCAAGAAAACAACTGGGGCGGCGATGGCCAGTCCACGCAACTGTGGAACTGGATGGCTGAGACTTACGGGGGCACCGTGCGTTCGTTTGACATTGACCCTGGCCACTGCGCTTATGCCAAGAGCGTCGCGCCGCTGGTTGAGGTCTACTGCCAGGACTCCGTCACCGGGTTGCGCCAGTACGAGAAGACCGAAGAGATCGACTTCCTCTACCTAGACTCAATGGACTGCGGCGACGGGATTGCTTCACCCCTTCACCACCTCGCTGAACTTGCCAGCGTCTATGAACGCCTGCCGAGCGGCTGCCTCATTGCCGTGGACGATTGTGTGGGCGGTTACGGCAAAGGCGTCCTTGTGGACGCTCTGCTCACCATCCTTGACGTTCAACCGATCCGCAGAGACTATGTGACCGTCTGGGTCAAGCCGTAGGGGTAGACTCCCCCAGCGCCCGGCCGCTCCGTCGGGCCTTCCTCCCGCTGGCGGTGTCCTCCCGTCAGCGGGAATACTTTGCGAGGACTGGGGGACTGATGGCGAAGCCGACGGCACCGGACAAGTGGCACGCACTTCGCGAGTGGCTGGACGAGTCGCTCGCCACCTTGAACCTGACCGCGTGGACTGTCGGCGTGACGCAGGACGCAAGCGACGTAGACGCTTGGGCAGACATCGACCCGCACGCGCAGAACCAGACCGCCGAGTTGCGTGTCTCTCACGACTTCTGGCGCCAGACGCCAGAGAAGCAGCGATTAGTCCTGACTCACGAGTTGGTTCACCTGATCACCTGTCGCCACGACCAAGTCATTGAGGCGCTCGCTGAGCCTCTGGGCAAGATCGCGTGGGCTGTCTTTGAGCCACAGCACGATGACGC